TCTATGGTCGGATTGTCAGCGTAAAAATCATCGAAATAATCAATAACCTTGCTCAACTCAGACATTTGAATAAAAAAATTTTTATTCTCAAACGCTACTTCTGAGGTGATTTGAGTACAAAGGTCGGAGTCAAACGCAAAAGATGTAGAGCCGTCTGCATTTTCTATTTTCCCAAGATAAGCCCTTTCAAAATCAGACCATTTTAACTTCTTAACCATCATTATCTCCTAAAGCTTGGGTTAATGTTGAAATCTCGTTAACACATTGTGATAAAATTTTTTGCCCCTTCTCATCCAAATTAGAGGCGGGGTAGTTGTCAATCGCTTGCAATAAGCGGTCTATCCGCTCTTTTTGAAAAGAGGTCAGGGTACCTTGAACCTTGCTTTCAACCACAGGTTTATCTTTGCCTGACTTCGCCAACCATCGCACAGCATACTCAAGCGGCAAGTCTATTTTTGTGTGCCCACTCTCGTAATAACAATACATTCGGTACGAAACACCCAGCCTATCAGCTACCTCTCGGCGGCTAAGCTCCGCACCCTGACGAAAATTAGCTAAATCCTCCGGCGTCCATGATGAATACTTGCTCTTACCGCGTCCGTTCTGCATCAGAAACCTCCATAACACCATGCCTGACGCAATCCTCAACGAAATCAGATACACTGGAAAAACGAAACGATTTACCCGTCCAATCGCAGAAGCTAGCTGCCATCGTCCGCATCATCTTGACGTTGTCATCGCTTGGATACATTGAATACTTACGCAAACCGTCAACGAAATCATCGTCCGTGTGCGCCTCCCAAGAGAACTCTTCTCCGGCAGTAATCTTATACTTAGTCATCTTGCCCTCCATGACCTGTTGTTTCGAGTATAATATGAAATGTATTTCTCATAGTCAATAGGGCAACGTCAAAAAGTTGACGATTGTTAGTGCGAAACAGGGCGCGTCAATTTTTTGACAGTCAACCCCCTAAATGGGGGGTGCGGCGTCAATAATTTGACCCGTTGGATTTTCAGAATAGGGCCTAGGGTACCTGTAAATTACTGTAAACATTACATTTTTTATTGCCTGCAAGCCGCGTCAATTTTTTGACACCCTGGCTGCATATGCCAATAATATGACGCACTAGCTGTCAAATTATTGACATTGACAAAACAAAAAAATAGCCGCGCAAGGCGGCTATTCTTAGCGTTTGTGTTTAGTCTATAGGCGCGTTGATGTAACGCGCCCTTGCTGGAAATACTGAACGATATCATATGGTAGGCCGTGCCATATGCTATCGCTACCTATTATATCGCTAGGTAATAAATCGCCCTCTATAGCGTTTTGCGGTGCAATCTCGCGCCTTGTCACTTGCTCTAGTATCTCATACCCGCCTAGGTCATGTGCGCCTTCAGAAGTGCCGTAGCGGTGATTATAATGTTGCTGAGTATAAGTTAAAACAGCGTCTTGCCCTACCGCGTTTCTGATTTCAGACATTCTAGCCACAATATTGTCTCGGGTCATACCAGTTATATTCATTAACTGGCGTACAGTCGCGCCACCCTCAATACGGCATGAGCGATAAAGCATCCCAATATTGCTAGAATGACGATAAGGGCAATCTGGCGTTTGATAAGTGGTTTCAGTTTCAACGGGTGCTGGCTGGCTGGCAATTGCTTGCCCATAGTTTACACGCTCGCTATCGGATGTTTCAATGAGGTTGATTAAGAAGCGCACCCAATTCCTAACCTTGCCAGACGATAAGGTGCTAGGATGCTGGCGAAATTCAATAGTGCCCTTATTCCATGTCTCAAGGTTAACAGCGTTATATTTGCCAGAACGCCCTATTGAATTAAAGTCGCGCAAATCAGATATGGTTTGGCAAGCTTCAAAACGTGATGCGAATTCGCCTACAGCTCTTGCCATACCTCTAAACATATAATTCTCTCTGTCTGGCGCACCCTCACCGCGAGAAACTGGCATAAAATTATCTATGGTATTTTGGTGCGTTGCGTAGCGTCTTATGACGTCTTTTACAAGCTTGGGTGACATATCCGCGCCAGAAAACCAATCGTCACTTGGCATTAAAAAGCCAACGCTAGAAGCACGCTGTTTAACGTGTTCAATGTATGCATCAATATTAACGGCTGGCTTTAGGCGTTTTTTGCCAATATGGATGTGTAAACCGCATTTCTTGCGATATCTCAAACCTAGGTTTTTGCATATTTCCATAATAGCAGATATATCCGCCCATACTTGCGGAACGTCTGGCAAGGGTGGCGTTACTATTTCCACGTCTACCTCATAAGTGCCGTCTGGTTTAACTTGTAACCATGTAAAGCCAGCATCATATAAGGTTTGCTCAACCTTGCGGATTGAATTGCAAACGCTAGGCGTTGAAAAATAATATTCTAATTCTGCGCCAAAAGTGGGTAAGGTGTAATCTTGTTTCCAGTAAGTCATTGTTTTTGTTTCCTTTTTTAGTTTCACACTGCAAGGGCAAGCCCTAGCCTATACAGTATATCAAAGAAACAAGCTTCAAACAAGAACAATTGTGCGGGTTATCCTACTGAAAACATTGGCTTTTTTATTTTTCTGAAAATTAATTTCCGCGCCGGATTTCGGCGGATTTCGGCGGATTTTCCATCCTATACCATTACCAATACCGGGCTGGCAGCCTATACCAATACCATTATCTAAATCCCCGATGCCCCGATGTCCCGAACTCCAAATGCTGTGCTGCCCGATGCCCGAACAATTGTTCACTTCCAGGCCCGGAAAAGGCGAGCTGCACGCGCAGCCCGCCAGGCATTAGATAATATGTTCGGGTTTAGTCAGATTCAGCTCCTCCATTCTTTCTTCTACCTCCACCCTTTGAACATTATCGCCTTTCCAGCAATAACTGAAATACGCCTCAAACTCCTCATTTGTCCCGCGTTTTGTTTGCCACACGTCCCCGTTCTTCATATATGTTGTGATATAAAACACTTTGTACTTCTTGCTCATTTCTTCCTCCGCTTAAATCCTGTCTGCTTATCCCAATTCTCCCAAGTGAATCTCGGCGCTGTCTTAGACTCAGGGTCTTTTCCCCAGCTAACGTACAACACGTTCACTACCTTGACTCCGCTAGCAACGAAATGCGCTTTGTCCTTGGCAAGAACAGTAACAAACTCGCCTTTGTAAGACATCGTTGTTCCCACTTTCGGAACTTCATGTGGCTGATAGTTTTTAAACTTCTTGTGCCTATAACCCTTCATCGGTTTGTAGTTATTGTAATCAGCAGGCAAATTCTTTGCAAAGTGATTGACCGCCTTGAAATGCTCGTCTACTACCTTTTTAGGCGCGAGCGTAAAATCTTTTAATGTCCAAATATTACTCATCGTCATACTCCTCTGAAAAAGAGATAAGACTAATCTCAGTCTCTAATAGCTCGCGCTCTCTTTCCTTTGTGACATAGTAAGGTGAGTGATTAACCGCCCACTCAACGCGGCGCTCCATCTCTTCATCCGCCCACTCGTGCGCTTCCTGCATGGTATCGAAATATTCTACATCTGGCTCGTTATCCAGATGGTCAATCTTATAAGTCACCTTAATCATTTTTGTCTCCTGTTTCGTTTCTACTCTTATATTATAAGAAAGTTATTTCATCATAACAAGAAAAAAATGCAGTTTACCGCGTCAGTAATTTGACACCATCGGCGCAGCGATTCAGCAGCGGGACGGCGCAGCGGGACTCGTGCATCCAGAACAATTGTTCGGACGGCGCAGCGGGCAAAAGAAAAGGCCCGCCGCAGCGGACCTTCTCCCAAGGAGACGCCGGGATTACGGGCCCGACACCCGAACAGTTCTACGCATCCCGAACCACAACTCCCCACTCCGGGTTATAATACGGCTCGAAATCCAGAACAATTTCCTTTGCAGAGTCCGCGGAGCTGGCACTCACAAAGTAAGACCTCCCGCCTTTCGTTAGGGTAACGAGATAGTTTCGCATCACTCGCCCCCCTCTTCTGGTAAATAAGCTTTTAGATTTTCTTCCGGGATAGCTTTGAGAAGTTCTTCCAAAGCTGTAAAATCCCCACTGTCAAAATCCTCGTGGATTTGGTCAATCACTGCATCAATCAAATTCATCACGCGTCCTCCTGTGGGAAAGACTCCCCGTTTTTTGTGCCGCACTCTGGGCAATCATCGTCAGACTCCGCAAGCGGACCATCCCCGCAGTTGCTGCAATACCAATCATCAATATATTCTTCCATCACGCGGCCTCCTGTTCCATGATGTATTCTTGAACGATTTGCTCGCCAATAATATAAACGTACATATTGACCACCTTTTCCGGGTCGCTCAGGTCTGTCCCACACTCCCCAAAGTTATCCTCCTCGTACTCTTTGACGAATTGGATAATCTTGAAAGCGTTGCTACCCATCCAGTCAATCGCCTGCTGTGTTCCAATAATATAATAGTCTGTGTTAAAGCACTCGTGGTGCAAGTCGTCCAGATTGTCTTTTGCCCACTCTGTTCCTTGGTGCTCCAGTGTCTCGGTCAACCAGTCGTCAAAATGCGCCTCAATTTCTGAATATTTATAGTTCATGTCATCCTCGTTTAGTTTGTCGTTTCACATTGTAGGGCGGTTGGTTCACCTTGGTCGCTATAACCACTTCAACCGCCCTACCCTTATAATATAAGAAACTATTTTCACACAATCAAGAAAAAAATGCACTTTTTTGTGTCAATCATTTGACACCCGCAGCGGGCTGATTCACGGGCTGCGTTCCTGGGCGGAGTGCCGGGGGGGGGCGAACAGTTGTGCGGTTTTTGGCCCAGGAGCGCTTCCTGGTTAGACGCTGCCTGGGGGGGGCAAACAATTGTACGGATGGCGCTGCCCGGGTTAACGGAACGAACAATTGTACCACAAGCCCCGCGGAGCTGCCTGGCTTTCCCGGTAAATTCCCGGTTAAATCCCGAACAATTGTGAACCATACCGTGCCCGCTGCCTGGCGCCGAACCCCGATTCACCAGGCTGCTGGGACCTGGTCCCGAACAATTGCCCGGTTAATGCCCCGATGAACCAGGCGCTGCGGGCCCGATGAACCCCAATGCCTGGCAGCGCTGGCCCCGAACCCGAACAATTACCCGGCTAACCCGCGGCCCGAGGCCCCGATAACCCGAACAATTCAAGCCCGATGCCAGGATACCCGCAAAAAAAGGCCCCGAGGCAGCCACCCCGAGGCCCGATTCCCGAACAAATCCCCGATTCCCGGGGAAATCCTCCCCGCCTCCCCGCGAAAACGGTATTTTTTGAGACTATTTACTCTTCTTCATTATCATCAGTTATCTCTACAACCTCTTCTTGTTCTGGCGTTACGTTCTTCATCCTACGCTCTGCCATACGCTGAAACTCTGCAAGCTTTTCAAGCACTTGCTCCCTGTTCATGGCGTTAACATCTTCATGCATTACATGGCTTTTATTTACGAGTAGTCCCGTTGCCTTTAATCTAAGCTCTTCAGCGCGGATTGCTTCGCCATATTTACCGATTTCCCACGCTTCGTCACGCATCTTCTTTAGGTCGCGCACAGACTTGTCTACAGTGACGCCATACTTCGTTCTGGCTTCTAGGCGCATCTCCTCTAGGCGTTCCTGTACTATGGGGTTTCTGAGTAGCCTTACAGCCGCTACAGCAGGGTTTTTATACCCAGCTTCCCTCGCGGATGCGGTCTGCGTTTTATCGCCATTAAAATACAAGTCCAGAAACTTTTGCTGTTGAGGCTTTAATCGCTCCATGCCTACAGCAGTTTGTTCCTTGGTTAAGCTCTCTCCGACTTTGGGCATTTAGCCACTCCTTTTTAAATAATATATAGGGAACTTTGGTAT